GAGACAAGCAAGACTGCATGCTTCTTGATTATGGTGAGAACATGCATCGCCATGGTTGTATCGACAGAGCAAAGCCAGAGAAGCCATCGGAAGATGATGAAGAAGAAAAAGAGAAGGAACAAAAGATATGGATATGTGACGCAATCAACGAGGCTGGACATGTATGTTTGGCTATCAATGATTGGGATCACAAAACCTGTATCGAGTGTGGTGCTGAACGTCCTGAGACTGAGGAGAAGCAAGAAAGAGAAGCTGCGACTAGCAGGGTTGCAGCATTCGGCAATGTCCTCTCTGATGAGCTTGATGATCCGATCGAAGAGCTTGAGAAGATAAAAGAAGTTGAAACCATCTGGGCCGAGGTGAAGAAGTCCAAGGCAGGTAACACCTACCTGGATGTAAAGTTCAAAGTCAGAAATGAATACTGGCCACAGTCGATGCCATTCATGATAGGCATGCAGGGCAAAGCTGGCAGACTCGCAGAAAAGAAGTGGCGCGCTGTTACAGGTAGAGGTGCGGTTCCTAGAGATGTTGAGTTCGCATCAGAGATGGTCAATACAGGTTCGTTCAATCACATAAGAAAGATTGCAGTGAGAAAAGAAGGGAGATATTGGAATGTCGTTAGTGTCTATGTTTGATGAGATAGACAAGAAGCTCGAAGAGAATAATCGCCAAAGCAGAGGGCATCTTGGATTTAGTATTATCGGTGATGAGGATGAGCACAAACTGTGGATGAACTTCCACTGGTGTTTGCCCAACACATTTAGTGGTCGCATGTTACGACTGTTTGACTTGGGTAATCGTATCGAAGACCAGGTGATTGATAACATCAAAGAGAGTAAAATATGTGGTATCGCATCTCATGATGAGGACGGTAACCAGATTAGGGTTTCTTCTTTGGGTGGTCACTTTTCAGGATCTTGTGATGCATTACTTAGAGGTGTTCTGCCGCCACCTGAAGAAGATCTTGTTCTCCTGGGTGAAATCAAAAGCGCAAACGACAAGCGATTCAAAGAGCTCCAGAAGCTTGGCGACTACGAGTTGTGGAGCGAAACCTACAAGTGGCAGATCCATTGCTACATGGGCGGTCTTGGTCTTACCAAATGCATGGCGATTGTTGTCAACAAGAACAACAGCGAGGTGTACACCCAGATCATCGACTATGACCCAAACATCTGGGAGAAGGCTCTAGAACGCGCTGAGAGAGTGATTACGAGCGTAGAGCCACCCAAGTATGGTAGAAGGTCAGAAAAGGACTACACGCTCAAGACAGAGTCTAAAACGTATGTTGATATCTATAGTCGAAAGCGTTTCCCTGAGTGGGTCAACTGCCGCAACTGTGCGTTCTCCAAACCTGTTACCACAAGTAACGGTGCGAACTGGCTATGCACACGCAGTAATAAACTGCTTGACCTCGAGGCACAGAAAGAAAGCTGCGAGAACCATCTATGGAATCCACACCTGATTACAACTGCTACCTATCTGCCAGAAGAGAGCAACGATGATCTCATTGCATACGAGTCTGGTGTCATGAAGTTCTACAACGCAACGCCAAAAGGTATGCAGGATGGCGCTTACTACAGCAGCCCTGAGTTGCGTGAGCTATCCAAGACGGGATTCGATACCAAGCAAATGCGTATGGCTGAAGAGATAAAGAAAGAGTTTCCTGGTAGCCAGGTGGATGTAGTGAACGAAGCTATCGTTCCGTTCTAGACGCGAGGATCTTTGACTATGTTGATCTTCAGGCCAGGGTACAGAGCTTCTACCAGTTTCTTCTTGAGCGAGAACACCTGGGTGACTACGCCTTTGGTATCTTCAACCACCCACTTGTCATCTTTCTTGTACTTGAAGTCAGCGAAGTAACTGCAAATCTTCTTCTCCTTGCCCTCGACCGTAAGGGCGCAAGGGAAGTTCACCTGTGTCTCCAGATCAGATATCTCGCCATCTTCTTGGCGCTTCTTAAGTATCTTGTATCTGGCTGCTTCAAGTTTTGAATCAAAGACTTTGCCATCTACTTCTGTTTTGACTGCGAAGTACTTACCTTTCTTCTTCGCTCTTTTTGGAATCAAGTTAATCTATTCCTAGAAGTTTCCTTAATTCTAAATCTCTTAATGCTTGAGTTCCACGATTAAACAGAGATGGAGGTTCTGCAGGAGCAACTTCAGATTGATCCACAGGAGGCGCGCTAGGCTGTGCAGGGGCGATTTGAGGCGCAGGTTGTGGTTGAGGTTGGGGTTCTCTAAACAACTTACCTTGGAATCTAGAGTACTCTCTAGACATGTCAGCCATATTGAACGGATTAGATAGTTTGTCTTGATTTTCCTGTAGGGCAAAGCTAATTGTTTCATTGCTTGGAAAGAACGCTTTGAATCTACCAGCCATAACAAAGTTTAGGTTTGGAGTTTTAGCCTCTCTCAGAGGTTTAATTATTTCATTAGTAGAAAAACCCAAAGTCTTTGCATCTTCGACTGCAGTGTTCAAATCTCTCAACGCTTTGAACCTTTGCTCATTAGCCGTGATAAAGGCTTTGGTTATATCCTCTGCGCTTTTGTTTCCTCTTGATTTTGCTACTTGGTTAAATATTCTAGCTGCCTCTCTGACTTCTCTAGCTGCTTCTAGACCTCGATAGTAAAGAGTTCTATCTATTCTTGGTTTCAAGCTCTTAACACCAGTTAGGGCTTCTGCAAATTCCTGCGCTGGGTCAACTTGATATCCTTGTCTGCCCACAGTTTTTTCAGGATCAACTCCAGCTATTGAGCCAATCGCTTTTGGAAACTCTCTGGATGCCACTGTTAAGAATCCTGGCGATGCAACATCTGCTTTTATATCAACAGGACTTACTCCTGGCATCACACCATCAGCTAAATGCGCAAAACCTTTAGCCATTTTAAGTCCAAGTGGATCTGCATCGTTCCAAACATCTGCACCAAAACTAGTTTTATTTCTCAAAACATCGAATACTTTTTCCGTGATGATTGACTCATCCATGAAAGGCGCAAAGAACTCATATAAAGCGCCGCTTTCTCCAAACGTAGAATCGAAAGCTATTTCTGTTAGTTCTTTCTCAGAAGTAATTCCATTTTGAACTGCGTTGTATACAGCTTTAAATGGTCTAGCCATGTAGTCATATGGATTCGTATAGGAAAAATTGTATAGATCCGTAATCTTTCCATCTTTATCTGTGGCAACAGGAATCAGTGTTGAGTTTCTATCCCACTCATAAGCAGCTGATCTTTTGTAAGCTTGCACTTGATCGTTATCAGACCCAGTGAGTAACAAACCAGCGTTGTATAAAGTTGCTGGTATAGCTGCGTTAACTGATATAGAACCAAGCAATCTTTTCATTCCAATCGATCGTATTTCAGGAGACTCACTTGCAAGTTCTTTGACTGCTCTGCCTAGTATGTTTCCTGATGTTCTAATTATTTCTGCAGGGAATGCGATGAAGTTACCAAATGGTAATCTTCTTAACTGCTTGATAGCTTCAGGAACTCTTGCATAGTTTGGAACAGTATCTTTTACGATCTCTGCCGCTTCTCTCTTGAGTGCTGTTTCAAGAACATCATCAGACAAGTTACCGCTTATTGTTGAACCAAACTGAGTAAAGTTTCTCGGATCTGATACAGGTATGGATGCGTTCTTATTGTTTTTAAAAACATTCTTTAATTTACCTAGCTCCATCTCATAGCTGTATGTTTTCCAAACATCATCAGAACCTTGATACAGTTTTCCAGCTAAGGTGTTTTGAATATTTCTAGCGTAGTTAAATGATTTGTTAGCTATGCCAGGCATATACTGCGTTGTTTCAACAGCATCATTTAATAAACTTTCAAACTCACCAATCTTTGCATTGGTGTTAATAACTCCTAGATCTACTAACTCGTTGTAGTATTTTTCAATATCTCTCTTGGTTGGTCTGCTCTTACCAAACCCAACTCTTTTATTTGCTATGTTGCTAAATACAGTTGCGACTGAATCAACTAACGCATTTGCATTGCCAACATTACCGTTAGCTAATGCAAAAAATCCCGCTGTCGTTGCGTTTCTGATTTGAGTAATCGGGCTAAGAACTGTTTTAGCAATCTGTGAAATACCTTTCAATCCAAGGAAGGTCGCATATAAAGGCAGAGATTCAGTATTAAAGTACTTAGGTAAATCTTCAAACGCAGCTTTGTATTCATTCAGAACATACTTGCCAGCAAGTTTTCCAAACCTTTCTTTTGCATCTATTGAAACATCAGTAAGAGGATTAGTGCCTTCAGCACCTATTCTTGAGTAAGCACCCGCCCTAGCTCCCTCTGGAATTTTGTCAAATAAAAATTTATTAGCTCCGGGTATCGCATCGTTATAATCAACAAGATTATCGAAGTAATTTTTCTTGGCTATTATCTTTGCTAGAACGTCTACGGTATCAACCATCTTGGTTCTCAAGCCAAGTTCTTGTTCTCCTATATCTCTGGTTCTTATTATTTCTGGTCTAAATCTACCAGCGACTTCTTTTGCTCCCGTGTATTCTCCTAAGAAGTCTCGAACAGCTGGCAAATCATCTAGCCTTCTGCCTTTCAACGGGCCTTGAGCTATGCCAGTTAATGTTTCTGGATCTACTACCCCTGATGGTTTCATGTTTGCGTTGGAGAATTTTGCTTGAAGCATTTCGTTAAGAACTGCTTTTGCACCTTCAGGATTCAATGCTTCTTCAGGAGGTAGATCTCTCGTCATTGAGACTAGTTCTTGGATAGCGGCTTCTTCTTGTGGTTTTGTAGGCTGGTAGTTTGGATCTTTGAAAGCTCGATACAAACGTATTCCGTAGTAAGTTTTATTGTCTTGAATCGTTTTGCTTAGAGAAGACTTCAGACCATCTTCTATTAAAGGGTCATCAATCATCCCTTTAACAGACTTACTCAACCCATCTATTTCTAATCTTATTTTCTGAGCAGGTTTAAAAAGACTTAGTTCTTTCTTTCCAAACAAACTCTTAGGCATGTTCTTGGCGATTATGTCATCTATTTCTTTTAGTTGATTTCTAGCAGCCAGCTTTACAGACTTTCTATCTATCATCTTAGAGCCTCGTGCTATTGGCTCTCCAAAAAGGTAGTCGTTGACAGTGCCAAGTATCCTGCTTCTGTCTTGATCGCTGAACAAACCAGCATTCTTATTGATAAAACTCATGGTGTCATCAAGTTCGCCAACCGCTTGTCTGACTGCATTGTTATGTGCAGATACTTCTGCAACTTTCATTTGATTGTATTGTTTAACAAATCTGTCAGGCATAGCGCCTTGAAAGGTAAGATACTCTCTCGCTTTTCTTTTCATCGTCTGCATGTTGCGTTGAAAGAAAGTGGGGTTTTCTAAATCTGGTTTTATGCCAACTCCATGAAATGGAGTGTTGGGATCTTTAATTGCTCTGGCAGCTTCTTTGACCATATCTGTATCAGCCAGAGCTTCAGCGCCTTTTCCTATGCTTGTAATTCCAAGTCTTGCTATCGCTGGCACGCCAAGCACAACGGC